CGTTGGCAATCTTATTAAAGCTAAGACAGCAAAGTCGCGTCTGAGTAAAGAGAATAAGCAAGTCACAGTTCGTCTCTACTATGATGAGAGGGGACTGGACAAATACTATGGTCTGCTAGAACTTGGAGAACTAGGTGGTCTCTGGAAGAATGTAGCAGGCAGGTATGAGATGGATGGTAAGAAGGTCTATGCTAAGGCAATCCTGAAAGACCCTGAAACATACTTCACCCCTGAGGTGATGGAGAAACTAGACACAATTGCAAGGAAAGAATTTAGTTATGGAGAAAGTTGAGTTTCTTGTTCTCAGGAACCTATTACATAATGAGGAGTATTTAAGAAAAGTAATTCCATTCATCAAACCTGAATTCTTTGAAGACTACAATCAAAAGGTAGTCTTTGAGGAGATTGTTGACTTTGTAAATCAATACAATGAGAGACCTACTAAAGAAGTCTTGAGTATTGAATTACAAAAAAGAAATGATATCAACGAGAATAGTTTCAGAGAGATTGCTCAACTCATCAACTCTTTGGATGAGTTTCCAGCAGAGTATGAATGGTTGCTTGATACCACAGAGAAGTGGTGTAAAGATAGGTCTATATATCTGGCACTGATTGAGTCAATTCAGATTGCAGATGGTGGTAGCAAGGAGAAAACTCCTGATGCTATTCCATCTATTTTGTCTGATGCACTTGCAGTGAGTTTTGATAACCATGTTGGTCATGATTATCTTTTAGACTACGAAGAAAGGTATGAGTCTTACCACAGAAAAGAGAATAGAATTCCCTTTGACTTGGAATACTTTAACAAGATTACAAAAGGTGGTCTTCCTAATAAGACACTCAACATCGCTCTTGCTGGTACTGGTGTTGGCAAGTCTTTGTTTATGTGCCATATGGCTTCTTCTGTTCTTCTTACTGGTAAGAACGTATTGTATATTACTATGGAGATGGCAGAGGAGAAGATTGCAGAAAGAATTGACGCCAATCTTTTGAATGTAAATATTCAAGACATAGGTGAACTTCCTAAACAGACTTTTGAGAAGAAGGTAACAAGCCTCGCACAAAAGACTCAAGGAACACTTATCATCAAAGAATACCCAACTGCAAGTGCTCATAGTGGACATTTTACAGCACTTCTTAATGAACTTGCACTTAAGAAGTCATTTAGACCTGACATTATTTTCATTGATTACCTTAATATTTGTGCTTCCTCTAGGTATAGGGGAGGCAGCAATGTTAATTCATATACAGTTATTAAGTCTATTGCTGAAGAACTTAGAGGGATGGCTTGTGAAGCAAACGTCCCTATCGTTTCTGCCACGCAGACCACTCGTTCTGGTTTTGGTAGCTCTGATGTTGAGCTTACTGATACAAGTGAGTCCTTTGGTCTCCCTGCTACTGCTGATCTTATGTTTGCCCTTATTTCTACTGAAGAGCTCGAATCCTTGGGACAGATACTTGTGAAACAATTGAAGAATAGATATAATGATGTGAACATCTTCAAGAGATTTGTGGTAGGTATTGACAGAGCAAAGATGAGACTGCATGACTGTGAGCAAGTAGCACAGGATGACCTTCTTGACAATAAGAAAGAAGAGGAGTATAGTTATGATGAAAAACCAAAGAAGTCATTTGATGGATTCAAATTCTGATATGGGACTTACTACTAAGAAATTGCAATCCCAACTTGCATCAAAATTACAATCCCAACTTGCATCAAAAGAGTTACCACACTATTATATGTTGTATACTGGAAATCCAGTAGCACCTACCAGGTGTTGTGGAACACTGCAAGATCTAATGACAATGTTGGATCATTATCCACATGCCAAGTGGGAGAAAGTTTATTTACCTAACCCTGAGACTGTTGATGTGAAAGCAATTGCAGTTGAAGAACCACTTGCACTACCACCCCTTAAACTTAAAGGGCAGGAGATTCCCTTACAACAAAATCTCCCTCAATCTGAACTTAAAGAATTAGAACTATGACAGTAGACACAGAGAAGTATCTTGAATTTGTAGAAGGTGTGACTAGTGATCCTAGTCTTTATCTTGATTTTTTGATGAGGCGTATTGCTGAACTTGAAGTTCAGGAAGCAAATGTTCCTCAACTCCTGACTGCTGCACTTGGGATGTCTGCTGAAGCAGGTGAGTTCACTGAGGTTGTCAAGAAGATTCTTCTTCAAGGTAAACCATATGATGAAGATAATATCTTCCATATGAAACGTGAACTTGGTGACATTTGCTGGTACATTGCTCAGGCATGTATGGCACTTGACACTACCTTTGATGAAATCATTGAAATGAATGTAGAGAAACTGAAAGCACGCTACCCTGGTGGTGAGTTTGATGTTCACAAATCTGAAAATCGTAAAGAAGGAGATGTATGATTAATCTTGAGCTAGATATTAGGAGTGCAGTGGCTGTAAGACAGGCATTGTTTCGTGAACAGAATGGATACACATTGGATATAACTTGTTGCCCAACAAGAATCATTGATATCCGTAACATCATTGTAGAAATTGACACACAAATTGAGGAGACATTGAAAAATGAAACTACTGACACTTGATGATTATCAGAGAGCAGGTGAAACCTTTTGGCCTAAGTACTGGTACATATCTAAAGAACTTGGTGAAGGTGCTAAGGCAGAAGATATCTTGAGAGTTATGGAAGCAGTTGGTGGTGTTGCATTGAAGTTAGCACTAGAAGAAAAATCAGCAGGTCCATTTGGATTTAACAAAGTAAAAGAGGGAGAGGATGATTCAGACATCTGTTAGTGAAGTAGTTGCTCCAGAAGGAGCAGAACTTATTGATGAATGTTTCTATGTCTGGGAAACTAGGTATGGATTATATTCTACTATGACAAAGCAAGGTCGTAAGATGATGACTGGTGCTACTAAAGATGGTGTTACCATTATGACTCGTTGGCATCTTAAGTGTGAACAAGATGGTACTCTTGATCAATACACAAGAGTTGTTGGGGATGCTATTGTTGATGGCAAGTTGTAATGCTCACTATTGTTAATCACATTTCTGCTTTTTGGACAGTGGTGGTTATGAATTGTATTCAACCTGTCAACTGGGAAGCATGTCTACCAGTACATGAATGGTTGATACCTGGTATAATAGAGGGAGTTGAGATTTATCTTAATCCCTCTTCAATATATGAGAGTGAGAGAGAAGTTCTACATGATATAAATATAAAAAAGTAATGTATGTAAGAAAGATGTCTTCATCAATGCGTAACTTTATGGAAGCATATTCTGCTGTTCATAATACAGAAGCAAGAGAAGAACTCAGTTCAGGCAGAGATCACATCAGTGAGATGGATCTTTCTCATCTGACTTCTGGTGATCTAGTTGAGATCGCAGAACAAGTTCTTGAGATTGTTTTTGAAACACTGACAGTGAAAGAAGCACATGAAGTTGTAACTTCAGTGTTTGATGTTGAAACTGGAATTGAAGGAAGAGCAAATAAAGTTGACAGATTGAATGAGGCATTTAATAGTGCTTTTGCTGAAGTTGGTACAAAGGCAGCATCAGTTGCACTTGAGCACTTTGCACAATACAGACATAATAAGAAACTCCAAGAGACTTGGACTGCTAGGTTCAACCAAGAGAAGAGAGTTGCTAGAGTTCATGGTAGATTGGTAGCAGAAGAAGTAGCATCTGTTAGAGCAAGACTTCTCACTATGATTGATGAGAAGGCACAGAAGTGCTGGGATACCCACAAGAAAGTGGGTATGAAAAAGAAGGGTGGTAAGATGGTCAACAACTGTGTCCCTAAGAATGAAGGATACATGGCTCTTCCAAAAGAGAAGATGGCACGTCAGGCTGATAAGGCATATGGTAAGGAGCAATCTGCTGCTAGCAAGGGTGATGAGAAAGAAACCAATAAGCAGATGCAACGCAGAATTGCTATGAAGGACCCTGCTGGTCGTAAGGCTTCCCTCAAGAAAGAAGAGGTTGAGCTTGAAGAGAAGAAGATGTCCAAGGCTAAGCATAAGGAAGAAGCCAAGAAGGGTAAGAGATGGCAGGACTCTGATGGTGATGGTAAGTGGTATGAGAAGGGTGATGATGTTGCTGAAGCAATAGATGCTAAAGGTGCTGCTAGAATGGATGCTGCCAAGGGTAAGAAGAAAGAAACTCAAGATCAAATTGATAAGCGTTTGATGCTAGGTAAGCATTCACCTGCTGTAAAGTACGCTAAGATGAAGAAGGAAAGTGTTTCATTCTCACAAAAAGAACTTGATGCATTTGAAGCAGTTGTTAATTCCTGGGAGGACTGAGTGAATGGCAGATACTAAAAGGCAAGAGGAGGCTTCTCTTGTTGCCTTCTATTACGCCATTAACGAGGGAGCATCATTAGAGCCATATGAAGATGAAAAATTAATTGAGGCATTGAAAGATGTTTATCCAGTAGTGATGTCTGAGAACGCTAAGTGGTATAAAACATTTTTAAAGCAATCTAAGGTTCTTCTTAATTGGTTAGGTCACAGAGAAGGATCTAAGGATAGTAGTTACAGTTATGCCAGATGGGGATCAAAAAAAGTAACTGGTATTCCTGCTTCTCAATATACATCTGTATATGAAGATGTTTTTGATGGGTTTAATGCAGATCAAAAAGCACTTTTTGGTAAGGGTGGTGGTGTAAAAGATAGTTGGAACACCACGGATGTTTATATCTGTAAAACTGATAAAATTAAAGATATAGAAGACACTGTTGATAGTGTAATTAAAGATTCATTGTCATCATCTATTAAATCGTCAGATGTTGCTGAGATTGAAATAGCTTGTATTAACAGGTATTTTGCTAGTTTGCTTAGAGATAAAATATGTGTTGGCATTTCTCTTAAAGAAACTGATTATGGTGATCCAAAAGTTACTGAGACAAATGTGGGTAGCACATTTATTTCAGATATAGGTCAACCAGAAGCAGAACTTACAACCCCTTTACATACGTGGATGGAGATAGTTGAAGGAAAGGGTGCTTCTGGTATTGATTTTAAGGGTAACTCAATGACATATAGAGCATCCTTTAATGTTGGTGAATATAATAAAAATTATAAGTATGAAAGTAAAGTGTCTTCATTGATGAATCATGCTACTGAACCAAGAGATATGGTTAGGGGAGCAAGAGGTGGTCTTACTAATGCAAGAGCAAGGAATGGTTCTATTCCTGTTCCCAAGATGACAAAAATGATTAAAGATTATAGTGGTGAGGATATGAATCATAATATCCCAAGGAATGGTTTTTCAACCAGTCAAAAAACATATTGGAAAGATTACATTAAAAAAATTGCTGCTGATAGTACAGTCAGAAAGGAATTTGGTGATTTTTCAATTACATCTGGTAAGACCACTAAAAAATATTCACCAGAAGAATTTTTAGATAAAGCATTTTTGATTGATGAAGGGTTCAAAGCAAAAACGACTGGGTTCCCTCTTAAATTAAGAAGTAAGTTGAGAATACTTAGATATATGAAAGCATTTATCAAAGCAAAAAGATCTGGAAGAATGGAAGAATTGATAGCAGAGATTTACTTTGCATCCTCTAAGGTAAACATGAAGGATGGTGATCTCTCTGGTCCTTTCATCAAGATCCAGTAAAGGAACTGGCACACAGATTTGACAGCAGGGCAGAGACCTGCTATGATAGACCTATACAAGAGATGACTATGATTGACCTGAGGACTGGCAACTGCATTGAACTTGCCAAAGGTCTTGAAGATAACTCAATTAACTGTACTGTAACTTCTCCTCCCTACAACAAGTGTGGTGTAGGTGGGGGTTTGTTTCGTAAGATTGAATATGCTGCCTTTGATGACACTCTCCCTGAGGATGAGTACCAGGAGCAGCAGATTGAACTGTTAGATATTCTGTTTGATAAGACAAAAGATGGTGGTTCTTTGTTCTACAATCATAAGGTAAGGTATCACAAAGGTGGTGCTATCTCACCTTGGGCATGGTTGACAAAGACTAAGTGGAATATCAGGGAAGAGATTGTCTGGAACAGAGGTAGTGGTCCTGAGATTTCAGGATACAGGTTCATCCAGACTGATGAAAGAATCTTCTGGTTGTGTAAAGGAACTAAGCATCCCAGACTGCCTAGACGTTCTGCTAACTGGACTAGTGTCTGGAAGTTTGGTCCTGAGATGAAGAATCCTCACCCTGCACCATACCCTATTCAACTTCCTGCACGCTGTATTCAAGCAGTAATGCAAGAACCTGGTACTATTCTTGACCCTTACAGTGGTTCTGGTACTACTGGTTTGGTTGCAACTATGCTTGGTCATGATTATATTGGGTTTGATCTGTCAGAAGAGTATCATGACATGGCAAGAAAAAGGTTTGAGAACCCTTCCAAGAATGACATCAGGAAGTTTACTGATGAGACTGGTGTTGCAGCAGTAACTAATACTGATGTATTCAGTCTGGCTGATAACTAAATACACTTATGGGTAGTACTTATTAAGATATAGTAATGAAGAGTTTTCTTTCATTCTTTACTGAAGCAAGGTCCTCTAATGCTGCTGAGACTGCAGCAAATATGGGATTAGATGGAGATGGTCACGGCAATTGGTTCAAGAAAGGACAATTGTTTGCCAAAACTGTTAATGGAAAATTGGAGTATGTGAAGAAAAGGGAAGCATCCAAAAAGGATGAACCTAAACAGAAAGCACAAAAACCCCAAGAACAACCATCACAATCTAAACCTAAGGCACAGGAGACTGATAATGGAGAAAAGAACTCAGGAGGAGATGAAACAAACTCTGGAGAGTATGGAGCGTTTGGGGACGGAAAACCAAGAAGAATGCCGCAACCTACAAGAGCAGATGGTACTCCTAAAGATGATCTTGGACCTCTAACTGTTACATTTGGTAGGTTCAATCCACCTACAGTAGGACATAAAAAGTTATTAGATCAGGCAAAGAAGGCAGCAGGTAAGGGTGCATTAAGAATTTATCCATCAAGATCACAGGATGCCAAGAAAAATCCATATGATGCTGATGAGAAAGTTGACATTATGAAGCAGATGTTCCCAGATCATGCTGAGAGTATTGTGAATGATTCTAATTCAAGGACTATATTTGACGTTTTGAAGCAGGCACATGAAGATGGATATTCAAGTGTTAAAATTGTGGTTGGTGGTGATAGGGTCAAAGAGTTTGACAAACTCTCAGGAGATTACAATGGTAAACTCTATGATTTTTCTGGTGTGGAGACTGTATCTGCTGGAGAAAGAGATGAAGACGCTGAAGGTGTAGAGGGAATGTCTGCTTCTAAGATGAGAAAAGCAGCAGCAGACAATGATTTCAAGACATTTAGAACTGGTGTACCTAATACTCTTGATGATAAAGCAGCAAAATTGATGATGAATACTCTTCGTAAGAAGATGCAAGTCAAGGAAGGTTGGAGTCTGTGGGAGATTGCACCTAAGTTTGACTGGAAAAACTTGAGAGAGAACTATGTCTCAGGTGCTTTATTCAAGTTAGACCAGTTAGTAGAGAACCTTAACACTGGTTTGGTTGGTAAGGTAATTAGAAGAGGAACTAACTATCTAATCTGTGTGACTGAAGATAATGTGATGTTCAAGTCCTGGATTAAAGACTTGAAAGAGTATACAGAAGTTAAGATGGATAGGAAAGAAAGAGTAAAGGGTAAACCAAATACACTTTCAGGCACTGGTGGTTACTTTAAGTATGCCTCTGACATGACACCAGGGTTTAATAAAGGTGATAATACCAATCTTCAGGATGGTGGTAAACCTTATAAAGGTGTATCTGGTAAAGATTTCATAAATAAGTACAGGAAAAAATAGTTTTTAGTGATGCCAGAACAGGAAGCAATGCCACCTGAGGTTGCTGCAAAAGTATCTCAGCATACCAAAGCAATTAGATATACTGCAAGAAGAGATGGTGTACCTCTCCCAAAAGCATTCAACGATTATGTTTCTAAGAACAGTCTTTCTGGGACAGAGAGAACTGCTGTAAGAAAGAAACTGGGTATGATGGAGAGTATGGTCAGATCAAATTGGCGTTCTGATCTTATTGAAGTAGTTGAGATTGAAGATAAGGAGAAAGTAAGAGAAGTAAAAGATAAAGAAGTCTCTAATAAAGTCAAGATTAATCCTGTCCAATCAGAAGCATTTGCTGAGATTGGTGGTCAGTTGCTTGAAATTACAGAGCAGGAGATGCCAGGGGAAGATAATAAAAAAGATGATGATATGAAAGATAAGCAACTGCGTCACTCTAGACAGATGATGAGAAAGCGTCAGATGCTTGACAAGCAGAGACTGCAGATGCAGAAGCAAGGCAAACTCCCTATGGGTCATAGTGAGGAAGTTGATTATCAGGCAGAAGGATGTGACTGTGATGATAAGATGAAGGATGCACCTTCTATCAAGGATGCAAAACCACAAAAGAAAACTAATGTCAAGTATGATCCTGATATGAAATTGATGGCACCTACCATCAAGAAAGAATCACATGAGCCAGGTAAACCTGCTGAGAAACTTGGAGCTGTAACTGGTATTCCTAAACAGCAGCAGATGGATGCTAAGGCAAGACTACTTGCCAAGGCAAAGGCAAAGAGAGATGCAAGATTGAAGATGAAGGAAGAGACAGAAGATTCTCTGAGAGATAGAAGAATGGAGAGAGGTGGTGTTGATGGTAATGTAGATTACAGAAGAGCACCTAAGAATACCAACAATTCAGGTAAGAAAAAACCATCTGGTATGTCAGCATTTGAAAAGGTCAAGGCAGACATTATTAAGAAGCATGGTAAAGGTGCTATCATAGAACCTAAAAAGTAATGCCAGTAGATATTAAGAAGGATGGCATGGGTACTGTCATCAAAGATTTCTATAAATCTGATGCTCCACAGTTCAAAGGAAAGTCTAAAAAGAAAAGACGTGAGATGGCTATTGCTGCTAAACTGAGTAGTGAAGGATTTAAAACTGACATACTGACTGATAGGAAGTATGGTAAGAAGATAGCAGACAAAGATAAAGAGTATAAAAAACGTGATGCCAGAATGAAGTATGGTAAGTCTTATAAGAAGTTTACTTCTGATGCTAACTCTGCAAAGAGTAGATTAAGACCTGGTGAAGTGAAAAAATTTAATAAAGAAACAGGTAAATGGGAGTCAAATAAGGACTGAGACATATATAGTGCAGTTGCACCTAAACAATGCTTGCATTCCTACTCCCACTTGCATCAAAAATTATCACAGATGCTATTTCAAAGATTCCAGAGAATGAAGAACTGGGTGAGAAGATGGTTGAGATCTGTCTTGTTATTCTTGCTAAGGCAGTTAAGTTGACCAAGACTGACATGGATGATCAACTTCTTGAAGTAGTTACTAAGGCAATTAAGTCTAGAGAAGAAGAGTAATTCATAGGAGAGATTCTAATTATAGGGTCTCTCTTTTTTATAAATATTTGATATCAAAGAAATTTTACTAGGGCA